GAATCTTTTACTGCGTGGGTAAGTGGTTATAATCCTCAATTAGATAGTTGCTGGGTATATCCTAAAACAACAACCATAACAAAAGTACAAAAATTAAATACTGGCCGTTGGGGTCTGGGTGTGCAAGTTGGTATGGGTGTATGTGGTAATAAGGTCAGCCCTTATATTGGAGTTGGTGTTAGCTATAATTTATTTACTTGGTAATTTTAGAGCCTGTCTAACAAACTAAAAAGTTAGACAGGCTCTTTATTTATAAACAAGAAAAGAAATTAGATTTGCCAAGGATTTTGGTACGGGTCATAGTCACGCATGAAGGTGGCGATTGCATATTCCGTAACTGGCTTATGCTCATCATCCAGTTTGCGTGGTATTTGTGGATTTATTTTCATCCTTGCAGCATCTCTTAACCACATGATAGAAGTCTCATAATCTGTGATACGGGCAGAACTTACGTTGTTTGGTGAAATGAGCTTGTGTAACTCATAAATAGCCAGACGAAGCATGTGTTTCTTTACATTTCCATTTCTGGGGTCATGCTGACGAATGTTGTAGCCTTCTTTAAGCTCGTCTGCATTGACATCCATCGTAGGAGCATATACTTTATCTTTGTAAACCACATATTCTGTTTCTGAGAACTGATATTGGTATTCTGGATCATAGTCTCCGATAAGACCCCAATTATCAGAATCGAATGGGTTCATAGTCCAATCCGCATCATCCAGTTTCATTAGGGTGTAGAATTTACCTTCCCATTTCACTACATTCCATAACTCGTATTCAAAATTCGCTTGCCATTCATAAGACATCACTTCCTCCCAAGCATTTATACCGGGTACACGAATATCATTAAAGTCTAATCCGTGTGGTTCAAGACAAATATAGTATGAACCGTTAATATGTACGATGTCACCAGGCTGATAATTGCGCAATTGGGAATACTCAATTACTGCGGTTTCATCATATATATAGTCTGTGTATTCTTGCCAATAAACCACATCTGAAGGGGCTTTATAGCCATTGATGGAACGCAACGCTTCCCAAACTTTCCCTTCATTATAAAAATGGGCACCTACCGGGTAAATAATTTGAGGATTATACCCCATCAAATTTTTACCGATTGTCAATACTTTTTCAATTTCATAGTTGTCAATGAGGTATTCAATGATAGATGATTCAGCAGCTTCTTCTGCCTGTGCAAGACGCTCCTCATTGCCTCGAATCAGTTGCAATAATGCCTCTTCGGTAATGATGCCGATATAGTCATTGTTGTTAAGAAAACGCTTATACATTATTATCAAAAATTAAAGGTTCCGTAAATTGGTGTTGCCGTTGTTTCCAATACTTTTCTTGAACTGCGGAATTTGTTCCAGCTTTCATTTATACAAAGACATAACGCATAGTCAAAACAGTCTGACAAGTGACCGTACTTCTCATACTTAACGCCTGATTTCGGGTCTGTAACCTTTGACTTATTTTTTGTACCATCTGCATTTTTCTTCTGGTACACCAAGTCTTCTGTAAATTTGCGACAACGCATATCAATTAATATCTCCCAGCCATCATATCCTTCAAACAGACTATTTATAAACTCCAATCTGGCCACTTGTGGTGGTTGTTTGTTAAGAAGTTTTTTATGTGCTCTTAATATAGGATTATTCATATTGCTAAGGATAATCGTATAATTGTTCACCCCTTCTTCTGTTTGGGTAGAACGGGCTAAACCTGCCGGGTCTCCAGTAATTAATAGACCTCCCGTATGTTTTTCGGTTAAATACTTGTCTTTAACCTTTTGAGATAGTTTAGGAGTATTATTGTCCTTGTTCTCTGGTTTGCCAAGTATCTCTTCCAATACATATATTTTCTTTTTGTCATAATCAATCTGGAGTGATAGCGTACTCATAAATGGAGATACGTTAAAGTCCCAGCTACTGACAATTGGCTTTAGAGGATTATATACCTTCTCTTTTAAGTTGGAAACAAGATGTTTCTCTCCATCAAAAGAGCTATATGCTGCCATAATATTAGTATCAACGAAATCCCAGTTGCCATACAATAAGCGTTCACGTGTCGCGCGATCTCTAATCTTATTAAGAGACGCTTCGTATGTTTGACGGAATTTAATATCTGGGTTATCAAATATACTAAATGGCACGTATGCTTCACCTTCTTTACATACAATTGGATTTCCTTCATCATCTTGAACGAATCTGGAACGTACCCATGTGATACAGGGGTTAGTAGACATAAACATACGCGGAGTTTTGAAAGTCTCGTGCGTTCTCCAACGAAGACGAGAAAACAAGACTTCTATTGCGCGTTCTGAAATTTCTGATACCTCGTCTACAAATGCAATTGTGTATTCGGATGAACCAAAACGCTCGAAATTAGGGTCAGATGGTAAGTCCACCATTTCTTTCAATAGAATCACTGAATCATTCCAGAAAGTCACAGTGCCCTCCAGGTTATTGATTTTATAGTTAATTCCTTCTTTAAGACCCCATGTTTTTAGAATTGTCTTAATAGTATTAAATGTAGACTCCTTTAATGACTTGATTGTTTTACGGGCAACTACTGCGCGGATGTTTTCAAATCGAATACAACTGCTAATAATCCAACAACTGCCTAAATATGATTTACCACCACCAGCAGCTCCACCACCAAGAATAAGCTGAGGCAAATCCTGGGATTGACATTTATTACATTGTGGTTTATATTGCGCATTGCCTTTAGCGTCATATCCAATCAAAACCTGTTCAATCTGGCCGCCACAATGAGGACAATAATCAGGTTGCAACAATTTCCAAAGTTCATATTGCTTAGGAGATGGTTGCAAATTGATTACAAGATTTTTTGGAGCCTTTAATACGCCGTATGCCATTAATTAAAGAAAAAGACGCACCATTGGAAGGCACGTCTTGATTATATAGTTACGAAACAAGATATTTACGCATTTGCTGCGTTATAGATTTTCTCGACTGTTGCCCATAGGTCATCTGGATAAGCAGACTCTGCAAGGGCTTCGCAGGATTTCTTCAGGTAATCAATTTCTTGCTTGCTGAACTCAACAACCAATGGCTGTTCCATGTCCTTCTTGCTATCCCAAGTTACCTTACCGGCCTGCTGGTCTTCTACAATCGCATACTCATCTTTATCCTTTTCAGTGAGAGCGACCTTCTTGATAATCTCACGTTTCAAATTGTATTCCATAAACGAGTTCTGCGCTGGCAGAAGCTGTGGAATGTAGATTCTGTCCTTAATGTGTAGTTCCATATTGTTATTCTTTTATCGTTTTAATAAGAATAGGAAACATACGATGATAGGGTTTATAAAGTCTCTCACTTTTTACATTGCAGCCTTCATAAAAGCCATCTGTAGTTTCTGCTGATTGATTATACTATCACCATTGTAGTAATGCTCCTGAATCATCTCTATGCTCGTTCCAGCGGCCATTGCAACGTATGAGATAGGCAAACCGCTATCTAAGGCTACGGTAATGGCTGTATGGCGAAATACATAAGCATATAAGCTGTAATCCAATCCCAGTTCTTTCCCTACACACTTCAACCATATATTAAGTTTCTCGCGGAACTTCTTGAATAAATAGTCGGCTGTTGTGTATGCCGCTTCTTTCTTGTCATCCATAATCGGGAACACATATCCATCAACCGTTTGCCCCTTATACTTCGCTATGATATTTGCCATTGCTGGAGATACCGGCACTTCTACAGGCTGATGGGTCTTCTTTCGTTTTACACGGATTGTATTGGCTCTGGTGATGTCTGAATACTTCAGCTTGATTACATCACAAGGCGCGAAGAAGGAATGGAACATGAATACGCAAAAGTCATGATACAGTTCAACTTGTTTGCGGTCCTTATATGTAGGTGTAAAAGTTTTCAAATCCGCATTAAGGAATTGCTTCAGTTGCTCGGTTGTAAGCACATCGGGCTTCCTGTCATCGACACAATGCTTTTTCGGATTGTAATCGGCAAATACAAAGTCTCCTATCTGGGTAAGAGAAAACGGGACCTCATGGTCCTTACTTGCTTTGCCCAGTACATTCCTGAAAGCCTTGGTTGTGCCTTTATAGCCGTCATATTTAGCAAACGTATGAGCCAGTCGCACACAAGTCTTGTAATCGAGTAACTGGAAGGTTAATGACGAGAAGCCTTTGATGATTTTGCGACACTTGCTCAGTAGCTTGGAGTACGTCTCAAAATTACAGCCTTGTTTCGCCTTCTCGCGCACGATAATCTCTTCCAGGTATTTCTCCACAAAGTTGAACTCCAAAGCCTCTGTAGTCTCTTCTGTTGGCTTCTGAGGGGCAATGGTGCCGACCTGTTTGATAGGCTGGAAGTATGATGCCACCTGTCGCGCAGTAAGTTCGGGGTGTTCAAACAGCAGCTTTGTATAGGTACTCTTGAACTCCTCCAGTGCCTTATTATTCTCGGAATAGGAAACAGCATTGGCAGAGAATCGCTCTTTATCAGCGTTCCAATGCTTTGCCAGATTCGGACTGCCGGTCAAAAGATGTTTGACGGACTTATAATATCTCTCTTTTCCCTCACTTATTCTTAGGACGAGGGAATTGTCCTTAATAATGAATTTTAGCTTCACCATA